ACTGCTGTTAAAAATCTTGACAGACTTATTTATTATACTTTGTTGATAGTCTCTATATTTAATCATCTGAGCCAAAAATAAAATACCTACCACCTAAATCTCTACTTTCTGTAAGTTCAACGTCAAACTTATATAGTGAGTATGCTTGTAACCACATATAAAATTTACGTCTTGGGACAGTAAATTTAGATTTAGGTGCATTGTCAGGAAATTCTTCTACAAAATCATCATACAATTCTGTTTTATACACCCTCTGATTAGGTTTTAATTTGTCATTAGGCTGGGAATTACCAACAAGCCCGCACCATTCTATAAACTCATGACTAGTTTCGCCTGATAAATCTTTTATTTTTTTGTTGACAAAATTACCCTTAATCAAACCTTTATCTAAATACAACTGAAGGTTAGACATCATGTAGTTATCAAATTGACACCACTCGTTATCATCCCACTCTCCAAACATAAGTTGACCAAATTCAACAAGAGGAGTAAAGTCTTTTGTATAAAATTGCGCTAGTTCAAGATCCCACTTCCTTCTTTCAAACGAAGACCCCTTTCCTTTTAAAGCATAATTTGTGGTTAGTGCAACTTTAGGAGATTTTTCAAAAGGTATTTTAAGAGAGTCCTTGTTTTTCTTCTCAATAGTTAAGCCTTCTGTAATAACAGAAAACAACTTTTCAAAGTCAAAAGATTTTTTTACGTCATCAAAACAAATAATTTGAGTATCAGTAGATACTAGCTGATAAGCAAATGACTTTTCAAAAGAAAAACTTTTACCATCTATAGTTACACACTTCTTCATTTTAGCTAAAGCGTTTATAAACAGCCCCTTACCTGTGCCGCCTTCAGGATTTTCAGATATAATTTCATCATTAAGTATAACTGCTGGACAATATGATAAGTTTTTCCAACCATGAAGTAGGTATCCGATAGTTGACTGCATTGAGATTATTCTACTATCGTCTTCTCCACTAATATTTGATATAAATGTTTTGTAATTACAATCTCTTACCTGGCATAATGTAAAAATTCTATCTATAACATGATCCCTCCAAACATATCCCCCTAAATCTAAGTAATCTATAAGTATTATGTCATTTTTTGTAATTTTTACTGCACAATTTATATAGTACAGGTATGATACATCTTTAGTGTCAGCTATGAAAAATACATTTATAGATGCTATTAAAGTCAAAAACTCTTCTCTAAAATATTTTGTATGCTCGGCAAAGTAATTGTAAACCGAAAGATCGTCTGTTGTTAAAAGATATGACAATACAAAATCTTTTATTTCTTTTTCAGAGGCATGGTCAATTAAGTTGTTTGTTACTCTTACAAATATATAACTCATAGTGCCTTCGGGACTAAACTTATAAAACCCATTGTCTTCTAAGTAATTCTTAAAAAGTATATGTACTATTTTTATTACACCTTTATCATTCTTTGTCCAAAACTTATGGTTTGTCTGCTCTTCCTCTAAGCGAATTATTACATTATCTATATCTCCGACATCAATCTTTTCGCTCTCTAATTGACATCGGATTTCTTTTTTTGAAACCCCTCTTCTTAGCTGTTGTTTAACCAGGCTAACCCTATCATGGTCTTCATAGTATTTAGTTCCAAAGTTTTGCACATGAGCATAGGCAGAATTAATTGTCCTCCTGATTTCTGCTATATTAAAATCTTTAGAATCAAAATTGCCCATAATAAATTCTGCTAAATTTTTAGGAACTCCAAAGTCATTAAAAGCTGATGCTAGAATAAATACATTATTATTTCTCTCTCCATTTTTTAATCCGTACTTATTCTCCCACCATTTTAAAAGTATATCTACAATTTTATTTTCATCTGTAACTGGTATTGTAGGTCTGTCTTTGTACTTGTTAACCTCTACAAACTCTATTTCATCTATTTTTTCCCACAAGCTAGAACTGGAATTTATATGAATTAACGGATCGTAAGACTCGTAACAAACTCTTGATATGTTTTTAGAAGTTGTATCAAAGTAAGGTGAATTAAAGTATGTATTAAGAGAGGAAAAATAATTTTTATGATTATCTACACCTTTAGGTATCTTAACTAACACCTTTAATCCTTTACCACTGGGGGATATAAAAACTGAAAATACATACTTGTCTTTAGTTATCTTTTCTTTTTCTTGTAGTAAATCTTTACTAGTATTGTATCCATCAAAGTCTAAACAAATCAATCCACTATGTTCAGTAAGTGATGCGTCATTTCTTTTTGTAAATTTCCCACTAAAACATATTGCTGGTAATTGTTTTTTTAATTCATTTCTTTCTTCTTTGTTTTTTGTAGATCTAATTTTTTTTACTATCTCTTTAGAATTTCCTTGCTCTATTCTTTCTAAGACCATATTTACATTTCTATAAAATGGCTGCGAGGTGTCTTTTATGTCTTTAAATATTGTAATCTCCATCTTCTGTGTTCTATTTCATTAAATTGTATTTGTGTAAAAGAAAAGGGAAGCTGATTAAACTTCCCCTTTCTGTGATAACCGCTCTAAACAAGTTTAAAAAGGGAGGTCATCCTTTTCTGCAACGGGAGGGGCTGCCTCCTTTTTAGCCTCAGGTTTCCATGTGTCAACAGAAACTGAATGTGATTTACCATACTGATCTACTTCTTTTTTCTTTTGTACGTTAAGTTTTATATACTTCTTGTTATTGTACTCGTAAATATGCTCTGCTGGTAAATCAGTTAAACACAAGCTACAAGACACTAGGTTTCCATCAAACTTTGACTTACCCGATCCTACAAAAATTTTTTCTTCCATTTTTAATGTAATTTAATTTCTTGCTCCAAAATTTCTAATATGTCTACCATTAGCCTGTGCTTATGATGTTCATCTTTACAATTAGTTGGAACTTCTATTGTAAATATCTCTCTCTTCCATGAGAAAAAAGAAAGTAGTTTTTTAAAGTATTTCATAATTAATATGTTGATCAATATCATTAGTACATCCTTCTTTAAAAAAGTCATTAAATACTCTAACCGCCTCTTTAACCTTTAACTCCCCTTTTTTTAAAAACTCTTCTCCAGGTGTAAACACAGATAATTGATGTGTCGTCTTATCTATTACATAAAACTCTAAAGGTTTTCCAAATAACTCTTCGTATATAAACGCTTGACTATCATAGTTATACTTTGATGCAGAATACTTAAACTTAGATATGTCTGAGGTAGTTTTTAAATCTATTAACTTATGTGTACCTACAATATCTGCCTTACCTTTCCATTCTAATCCTTCAATCGTTTTAACCATTGGTACTTCAAATTTATTGGTTTCCTCGTATATTTGCTGGTGCAAACTAAAGTTAGACTTCATAGCATCTACAACTTTATCAAGCTGTAACACTTCTGGGGCTAATAAAAACATTTTACCATCATGCTCTGCTGAATATTCTTTATAAGCCTTTGAGTTTCTACTAGCCATATCAATAACAATAAAGCTATCTAATTTCTCAGGCTCTAACATAGCAGTATGAAAGTATCTACCTTCAAGCATTGCTTTTGTCTCCTTTTTTGGCTGATTAAATTCCTTAGGATTATTTAATAATGTATATATATCTGAATTAGATAACCATTGCTTTCCGTATTCTCCGTAATATTTCTCATCATCTTTTAAATTCATGAGCGTTTCTAGGTGTTTGCTAATACTCATAATTATTTTTTTATAATATTAGCTATATCCTTTTTTACTTTTGCAGTTACCTTATATTTCTGCTCTAAAGTTTTAACTATCTTGGGTAGTCCCATTGATTTGTTTAAGGCGATCCAGTCTAAGGTTTTCTTCATATCGCTATCTCCTAAGTCTAAAACTACATGAACTGGTTTAGATGGTGCTGGAGGGGGTGTGGCTATGTCAACAAGATCTTCCCCTTTGAATATAGATATCCCTAATCCATGCATAGCAATAGCTTTTGCAGTAGATCTTTGAATTGCAGTGTTTACATCCATTGAGGTAACTTTTTCAATAGGTATAGAACTATTCCTATAATCCATTACTGGTAGATAATCAATATGCTCAATATCATTGACAGTCATTCCTACCTTTACTGATGCAGTCTTTCCATCTGTAAAATAGTTTAAGCCCGTATGCTCACTTTCATATACCTTTCTGTTTGCCTCAGGATAGCTTTCCTTAATTAAAGCCCACGCATTTGCCCATGATAAATAGTTAAACCTTCCCTTTTTTTCAGCCATTCCTTTTACGTTGATAGCCGACAACTTTTTAAAATAATTTTCCATTTTTGTTATTTAATTTGATTAGTTTTTTTGTATGATAAGAATATCTGTTCATTACAAACTCCCGTTTTGTTTTTAAATTCTTAATGTACTTGTCGTTCTTCCTGGTGTTAACCTCTTCCTGCATATTTTTTTGTATCATACTTAGCTTTCTGATACAATTATTTACAGCCATCTTTAGACATCCCACAATCCATCCGTAAGTAAAGAATGTGTTGTATTCATCTGGTGTTAATTCTTGAAAATAATCTCCATTTCTTGAGCAATTCAATATCTCTGTCTTGCTTGGAAACTTCTGTATTTTAATACCCATATTGATCATGCTTACATTATTATTCCTCTCCATGTATAATGTATCATCTTGTAATGCTTGTTTGTATATATCCTCTATACTATACATTGTTCTTTTGTAGTTCATCTACTATGTTCTTCCAGTCATCATCTTGGTTTATATATTCTTTTGCTTTTTTATAGCCATGTATAATAGTTGAATGTGTTACTGGGTGTCCATTTTCTTCCATAAATAATCTTATGTACGACATCCTAATAGGGCGCTCTTTAGCTAAAAAATATAACATTTGTCTAGCTTCAACACTATCTCTTCTCTTGGTTTTTGTAAACATCTCATCAAGAGTAAGATGGAATTGCTCTGCTATTGCAGTTGCATATTTGTCAAATATTTCTCTTTTCATTTCTTTTTATTTTTATTTAATTTTTCTAATCTTTCTATCTCAAATTTAAGATGATTTATAGATTTTTGTAAGCATTCTACTGGGCTTTCATGCTTTCTTGAACTACGAAGACAATATGTAACTACATTACCAATGTTCCATGTGCAGTCAAAGTCTTCTACTACATATCTTGCTTGGTAATACCCCTCCCTGTATGTGTCTCCTACATAATAATCTGGAACTTGGATCTTTTTACTCATACTTTCTGTAATCTTTTAATTTGTATTTACTCATATCATTGCAAACTTTAGCTACCTTATCTACATATTTCTTTCTATATAAAGGTGTCATAGCTACTAAATTATCTTTATGTTCTTGCATACCAGAATATTTAAAATAATTATTCAAATCTATGGTATTTTGTTTAAATAATGAAGTTAAATCGTTTAAAACTTTAATGTCTTCTATTATTTGTCTTGTTTCTTTTTTCATTTAATTAACGTATTGTCTTGGTTACATAAAAGGAGGACAATAGTATTAACTTGTAGTTGGCTTATGCCTTTATGCCCTCCCATTATGGTTTAAAATAGCTAAACATTTAATATTAAGGATACTCTTACATACCCAATAAGGTTAGGGATTATTCCCAGCTATTTTAAGTTAAAAACAAGAGAGAGTTAGAAAGAAAATTAACT